CAATGCGTGGGTATTTCTTAAATTGGCCGCAGACCCCGGAGAAGACAATGGTAATTACAATCGGATTTGGCTTCAGGCGGAAACTCTTGGCGTTACTACTGGGAAAACAGTACCGGCATTTCCTATTCCCTTTTCGGGTGTAATAACTGGTGAGTCTGAAACTTTGGCTCTTGATATAGGGATTTCATCAAAAACCATAAACATCAGTGGTATAATATCTGAACATGATATAAAGAAGAAATTCAATAGTGGTGTTACTACTGAGGACAGTGGTGTAGAACAAGGTGTTACTAGAACAATGACTGCCCAAGAAATAGCCCAATTAATTCACTCATATGTAGACTCATCATTTGCTCAACCTCATCAAAACCTCAATGAGTTAATTGTGCTTTATCCATCATTTGTTGATAAAAATTGGGAATATCATGAGAGTTCTTGGTTTACTAGCGCCCCAGCGCTAACAGATGCAAAGGTACTTCCATTCAATTATGCAGTTAGGGATAAGGGAACTGTAAATGGTCTTGATGCCAAAACATCAATGGGTGGAAGTACCTTCCCAACACCAGTCACTTCAACCACTACCAACATAAGAGGAATGAAGGGTTATATTACTAACTTCAATACTACTTTTACTGGTGGAAATCCCTTTGTCGAGTTTACAATGGACTTCACCGTTGCTAGGTCTGTGTCACTATGAAGTCATTGTATGTTGGAGATAAGAAGGCACTGGTGTTCCCAGTGCTTTGTGAAGGGTATCTCCAAATAGACTATAGTAATCAAGTTGCAGGACAGCCAATTGGCATATTTGGTCATGATGATTCCTTTACAATAGAGACAATAATTACTCCTTATGATATGAATGGAAGTGGTTGGAAATTAGAAGGGAGTACTGTAGGAAACAACCCTGCGGGAGTTTCAGGAATAGTTGATTCAATTAAGACATTTCCTAATGTTCAAAGTTATAACACCACTGAGGCTCAATTTCAGGACTATAATTATGACGCCGATAGAACTGATAATCGCATGGCTATATTTTCCAATTCCGATGTTAAATTGTCATTAGTAAACTCCACATCGACCTCTCACAATCAACCAGCAGAATACAAAATAGAGTTATCTGTCAATGCTAATGGATTTGACACACTGACTTCTGATACTATAATTACCTCAAGGGTTTCTTCAACTGGGACTGTTGAATTTACAAAACCCGGTGCTGGTTCGGCAACTGCAAATGTTTACCACACTGGTAATAATGAAGTAAAATATCATGAGACACTTGCTACCGCATCTTCACATTCCAGTGGTACGAATAGTTTCACAATATCTGGAAATGCTGATGAAAAGTTTTGGGTTGGGCAAGACCTATACACAAGAAGTGGGCAGACATTTACATCAATAGGTACAGTTTCATCAGTTTCTAGTTCTACCGTTACTATGAGTGGTACAGTTACTCCGTCAATAGCAGGAGTTACTCTATACACTTCTGCTTACAGAGAAGCGCCCTATTTGTTGACTTCTTGTCATATATCTGCGGCTTTTCAAGCAGATACAGGAGCAATGCATATTTACTACAATGGTAATTTAATTGCCAAAAAGTCCCATTCTTCATATGCCACTAATGTACATACATTCCAAATGCCAGAAAATGACATGTATATTGGTCAAGACCCCTCAACAGGACACACTACACAATTTTTTGGGGAAATACATGAATTTGCCATCATTCATGGTTTTAAGACGCAATATGATACAATATACACATTGGCTCCAAAATATGACAGGACATTATTGTACTACAGATTTGAAGAGGTGGATATTTGACTCAGTATGTTTTAACTACGGGCAGTGATTTTTCCACAACTCCTGCGGCGGCATCACAGAACATTAATTGGGATGTTCCTACTAATCCCATATTAAAGAATGACCTTACAGCAACGGCTTCTGTAGTTTGTTATGAGATTCACAATGATAACTCTTCTCTAACTAACCAAGATTCTGGCAATGGTGTTTCTGAGAGTGGGACATATAATACATTAAACAGAATATACCCAAATGATACAAGTGTGGCTTCATATCTGTCTAATTTAGAAAATACGCCCGGTCATCGGATAAAGTGTTATGATAGCCATACTACTACTGGGCAAGATTTATCCAGTTTATCTTTAACTACGGTAGATTATTTTGTAATGATTTTTGCTGATGATTACAAAAAACACCATTTTGCTAGAATAAAAGAAATTACTACAGACGATGTAGCAGGAGATTCGTTTGAATTTGAGCCACAATATGCAGGTGAAATCCCAAAAAATACCAAATTTACTATATTCAAGGGGCCTCCTATAGCAGATACTAGTGTAATTGCATTGATGTATGGGGGGCAAGGTAGTGGAAGTGGTTCAGATTCAAGACATGACATATACACCAATTGTGTCAGACCATTATTTTATTTCTATAACGATAGATTGGATAAAGATAACCAACTTAACCATAATACAAAGTATTCCCTTTACTATTCTAGATGGAATGGTTCTTCTCATGCAAGTGCATTAACTCACTTTGTAACTGAGCAGGACTATGGCATGGAGGTGAAGGATTACAGCCCCTATTCCACAACAGCCACATTAGTAGATACTAATCGTAGTAAAGACACCCCAAGTACCAGCGGGGGAGCCATAGAGAGATATGGGTCATCTTCTGAGACATCATATACCAACAACTATGCAGGTTGGAATACTTGTTTCAAAAACATACAAAGGACAACTGATAACAAAATTGCTTCATCAACTAGTGGGTCTTTTACTGGCCCTACTAGATATATTCACTATGGTACTTCAGCAGTTAAAAACAACTTTGTCCCAAGGGTAATGGATGCAAGTGTTTTTCAGTCGATAACTAGAACTGGAACATATTTTGAGGCTAGTATCATTGACCCTCATAGAATAATGGGGAGTAAACTACAACGATTTGATAGAGTGAGAATTCGCAACACAATTGCTGAGGGGAAAATAACTCTAAAAGATGATGCGGCATTATTTGGTGAAGTAACAGGAACTTCTGGCACTACTACATTCACCTTTTCTAAATTGAGTAAAAACCAAGACCTAAGAGTGATATTAAAAAACCAATCAAGTGATTTTGAAACAATAAGAATAGGTAATTATCATTACCAAATTTCTGCAATAGCCGCACCTGCTTATGGTACGGGAACTGCCACTATAGAACAAGTAGTAACTGTAAGTCACCATAGGCTAAATACAGCCGCAACATTCACTGCTGGTAATATTCAGGAAACCGTTAGTGGAACTACAGCATATAGACAAAGGTGGGGTAAGGTAACGAATACTCTATTAGTTGATTTTGAGATAGATACTGAGGCTACTCATGCAAATGCTGATTCAAGAGATATTGCCGCAACTGCATTATCATACAATGGGACTGCTCTTACTGATTTTTCTGAATCAAGAATTAATGGTTTAGAACTTGTATTAATGGATGGGGAATATACTGGGCATAGGCTTTCTGTTAACTATGGTGATTCTGTTAATGGGTATGTTAAGATAACAGAACCAAGGTCAACTATGTACCAAAAAGAGTCCCTGAGTTACCCTAATATATTAGACTTCTTTAATGGTACTTTCCTTCTTGACAAAATTATCTTTAGTGGGACTGTGGAAAACATAGAAGAAAAGATAGAACATGGTGCATTTACCTATGTTATACATGGAAGAAATGACATTAGTAAATTACTTGGCCCAATTGTAAATAAAAACTTACTATATTCAAAGGATTGGATATATTCGACCCAAATTCCATTTACTATTTCTGCTAGTGGGACAACTGCCGCCGCAGATATTAATGTTGGTTCTACTTCTATTACTACAGCCCATTCCAGTGTAATAAATGTGGGCGATTTGTTGTTTGGCCCATTAGTTTCATCCACAATGGGTGCATTAAATCCATTAATCGGTAGAGTAAAATCCGTAGGAGGAACTACAGTCACATTGGAGGAAGGCTCACTTGTGTTCCTTGCTTCTGGTCAAGCACTAAATAGACAAACTTCTCATGATTACATTTCTTATGGTAAGGCCATACAATCAAGTCCTTCTGCGAGCGAAACTGCCACATCTTTGAGGGGAACTGCTAACAAGGGACTTTATTTTGATTCGGGATTAAAGTTGACTAGGGTGCTTGGTGCGCCTGAGACTGATGGGGCTAAGTTGGCTGAAACTTCTTGTCATAGTGATTCTAAAGCAAGGGGATATTACATTAACTCACCAGTATCAATAATTGATGATACACTTCCATTTATGTCAAGGTTGTCTGATGAATTATCTGCATCATTAACACACACTGAGGTAAATACAGTAAGTTCGATTACAAACTTCAATGTGGTTTCAATAGATTCCCAAGAAAATGACACTGTGATTGAGTTGGCTCCAAATTGCCCCGCTGTTTTGGCAAGAGTTGACAATAATCCACAAGATACACGATTTAATACTCTTATAGATAGTGGAATGGATGTAAAGGGGGCGGTTTCCAAAGGTAGTACTGGAAGGGTACTAATTGATGGGACTAATGTTAATTCACCATCGACAGTCTATGCTTATCTTGGTAGAGGTAAACCAGTATACAAGTCAGATGGTACTTTGATAGGGGTAGTTGAAAGAATAGAAGTGTCTGACTATACTGCCGCTACTGCTGTTATTACAGAATGGGAAGTATTGTTCGATAGACCTTTACATGTAGCACTAGGGGATAATGAAGACCTATATGTTTCTTCAACAAATAGTCAAGGTAATTACAATCATGGGATATATTTCCTAAATACGCAGGGTCTTGGTACTGGTGGGATACTTCATATGGTTAATTCTGAATATTCTACTTCGGTGGGGGGAAGAACTCCTAAACCAATACCTTATTCATTTCAACACCATGCAACTATTGATGGAACCATTGATGGCGGAATAGGCACAGTTATGTCAAATATTGCACAATTCGGCATCCCCACATTTAGGTATATTGACCTACAAAAAGGGGGTCTTGGTAGTGCTTATTTTAATTTCAAAGCACTATTGGATGGGGGAAACAAATCAAATTATTCTAGAAACAGAGGCAATGTTACTGGATATGCTACTTCCTTCAAATCTATATGGGGTAGGCGTCAGACTAGGATAAATGCAAATTCTTTCCTCCCTTCTTGGTCTGCTCCTTATGGTTCTTCAGTAACAAGTAGAATAAGGACTCATCAATATTCACATGAGCAAAGAGGGAATTTACCTGCACACAGTTCAGCATTTGGTGATTTTGAAATATACAATTCAGCGGCATTAACTCCTGCATTGAACCTAATGCCACATTATCATGATGCGTCAGATGGCGGTGATGGTTCCGATTGGGCATCTACTACTGGTACTGATAGGATAGAAGGATATAGAGAAAATGCTATTGCTAGAGCAAGGGATTCACTAGAGATAATTGACCCAAAAATGGCTCGTTGGTTTATCTTTGCACCGGGTGATGTTTGGCCTGATAGCATGGCAAGACAGCATCATATTGGTTATTCTGCAAGAGATTTAACTGACTATAGTATAATATTACGAGGAAAGTTAGCAAAGGAAGCAACTAATATATCTCATCAAAATTACTTGGGAGAATTTCCCAGAGAAATAACTACTGATAATTCGTTTGAAGTTCTTGATATAAAGGAATCTTCAATAACTGGAAATCAAATAAAAAGAACCGGACTTATGAGATTGAGAGAACTGACATTCGATTGGCATTTTAATGCAGTAGACCCAGAACTACCCCCTGATGCAGTATTAGATGCAGTAGACTCATTTGATTATACGGTATTTATGCCTGTAAAAAATGCTCAATTTTATTCTTCATCCGGTAACAATGTTACCATTTCAGATGTTTCAGAATATAATTCTGCAAAGACTGTTATTACAACTTCTAATAACAATGGTTCAGGGGGAAACATTTTCGATACAAATGATAGGCTCTACACTACTGATGGAAGATATCTAGGAACTGTTTCGTCTGCTAGTACAACTGCTATAACTTTAGCCTCTAAAGTGAAAATGATTGATGGGCAACTCTATACTGGTGGAGTGTATAAACTAGAATATACTAATCAATCTGGGACAAGTAATCCACCATGGCGTTCAACCAAATTACATGGGAGAGCAGGTCAATCTTCATTGTGGAATGTTAGTGTGTCTTCCCCAAAGGCTCTTGATATGTTACAAGGGGCTATTTTGAATGGAAATCACCCCAATGGTGGAACTAGTACTTTTTGGGACAACAATTGGGGAACATCAGCAGACCTAAGTTCATTGGATGCCATAATAATGCCCCCACTTTTCTCTACAGGGGGGGATGCAGATTTCCATAGTCCATTGGCTACTACCCAAAATGCCATCTATACTAGTTCTGCACAAGATTCTGGTCATTACAAAATACATCCTTCTGCATTACTTGAACTCTTGTTTAATGAAGGATTCACTGGGCCAGAAGTATATCGGGGATGTAAGGCGGTCAGTCTTGGTAGATTTGATGTGGAAAATAAAGGAGAATGGGAAGTGGGTTTAGGCTCAATAGTTGATTTAAGTAATACTGTTGAAAAAATAACGCCGGGAGGAACAAATGAATGGACATTTTTCCATGTAGAAACAGAAATGAGGAAACACAATGGTTCTGCTGTGCAACAATATAGTAATATGAATGCTGATTTTGCAGAACAAACGATACAAGGGAGTTCGATTTCAGTAAGTACTCCTGATACTAGAATAGATGGAATGAGGTTTGTATTAAAACCAATTCTACATATGGGGGATGGTACAGGTACTATAACGGGAGGAACTGCATATGACCACACACATGAACATAATAGAAATATCCAGACTTGGGAATTCGACCTAAGTGATAACGCTACAAATAATTCAGACAATTATTGGCTGAGGTTTTGCCCCAATTTAACAGGTTGTTATTTGGTAGGAACAGAAGCATTTGTTTATGGGACTAATACCTTGAATAGTGCTGATACGGGTGGTTTTGAAGGGACATGGGTTGATTCCCAAAGTGGTGGTAGTTACAGTAGTACTGTTGACATAGGAAAGGCCGCCGCTGTATCAATGGAGGGAACACATCCTAACAAAATGCACTACATTATTTCACACACTGTTAGTACTAGTGGTTCTGGTCAAAAACATTATCTTACAGTAGACAATTGTGGTACTTTGGTATTTGGTGGAGGCGCATTTAAACCATCACAATTTTATCGTGTAATGCAACCAGCAGAGACATGTTTTTGGCCTAATAGTCCCACTTCAATAGACCTTTACAAGATGTCATCGAAATATACGAAGAGGCCGGACTCAGATGAGATGTATGGTGATATTGCACATATATCAATGTGGGAAAAGGGTAACATTTACGCATTGAAAGATGAATACGGGTACAATGAAGCAGTGCAATCCATGTATGTCATCGTTGAGATGGATGGTGGTGATGGCGATATGGACTATATTGTGCCAAGAAAATATGAAGATGTATTTGGGGTATCTAAGAAGTTTGAAGACCCCAAATCATATGATGTGCTTCTAAATGATGGAAACTCTCAATCGAGAAAAACAATGTTCGTGGAAAAAGCCGCATCTTCAATCAGAAATTGCAGATTAACATTTAGTGATTCATTTGATAAGATGGCAGGAATAGTATCCATAGGTGAAATATTCACAGTAAAAACCCCACTTTCCCCTAAGATAAAGAACCCAGAAGTTGCTAATATAGGTTCATCAGTAACAATATGCCAAGAAGCAGAACAAATTATCAATGATTTGTTGGAAGAAGAGGACATAGATTATACTAAGACTACTAATTCATATCCTTATTTTATGTCTCCTGATTTTAGAGGAACTGACCTTTATTCTGCAATAGACTTAATTGCCAGTTTTAAGAAAAAGAGAATAATAATAACTCCTGATGGCATTAAGTTACGACCCGATACTTTAGATTTGGACTACACTGGCATAACATTTACTTCTAGTAATAATGATATACGAATCATAGACATTAGTAGGAATGATTCTTTATTTGACAGATTTAATGAAGTAATAGTTTATGGAAAGGGAGTCAAAGCCACAAGAAGGGATAGACAATCAATAAACAAAATTGGCAAGAAAACTCTTGAGGAAGTGGATGATACATTAATTACTCAACAAGAAGTAAATGAAAGAGCCTCCCAATTATTGTTTTTACATTCTGAAGATAATCAAAGAATAACACTCAAATGTGGAAATAGTGGGGTAGAGTTGATTAGGCCGGGAGATATTGTTAACTTAGACTTCCCAGAACACCGAATAGTAGCAGGAGAATACCTAATTCTGGAAATTAAACATAATCTCTACGATGTAATAGAATTGGAACTTGGTAAATATAACAAGGGTCTTAGTGAAAGATTTGCAGAATTACTTGCTCAACAGAAAAAGACTTCCGCATACCTTCGTGCGAACAAGTTCAAGACGGCAATTAATACGAGTGACTTCTTTGATAAGTTTAGTCTCAAAGAACTTCGCCTGAAGATTGAAAGAACTGCATCCAGTGGTTCTCCATTCACCATAGGCTTTAACTATGCGATTGATACCATTTCAGCCGGTGGAACCAATACAGGTGCGCCCATAGGATTCAATACCTCGTTGGGTTCAGTAACTAAGACAGTAGAACTAGATGAGGATTTGACATGACTTGGATTGTGAACGAAAATGATGACAAATAAAGCAAAAGAAAAAGTAGCATTGTTCTTGAAAGAATTCTTTCAACTGGCTAATGTTGGAACAGGCGGGGATTCTACTAACCCAAATGCAAACGCTCTTGATGTACCAATATTAGCCTCTAATGTATCTACTACTAATTCAAATTCTGATTCTACCACAATTGACTTTACAGTATCATTCACAGGTAGTCAAGTAGAAGGACATACAATTAGGGAATTTGGTATTTTTAGTAGTACCACTCCCACAGACGACCAGTTCGATGAATTAAGAACAACTACAAGTTACACATCAGAGACTACCATGTTAAGCAGAGTAAATTTCACAGGAGTAGGACCATTTGCAAATTCCGACCAAATAGATATTACATTTAGTATGGAGGTGGAATGATGACAAGTACTCTAAACCCACATTTTCTCAGCGAAATGGATTCTACTCCTACTAATCAAATCAGGGATGATTTGGACTTCCCCCACAGTGGTATTTTCAAAGCACTACATCTTGGACTTAAGGGAACTTATGCAATCAAGGAAAGTGTCACTGATTTTGATATAACTCAAACTACAAGTGGTTCATTTACACAATTACAGGTAAAGGGAGGGGCAGGATTTAGACAAGGGAAATATGTTCAGATTGGTGGAGGTAGTGGGAGTACCACCAACCTAACTATGAACACTTCATACAACCCCGGAACTGGTGGAGTAGATGTTACTCCTGTTGCTAGTGATGTGTATCTTTTAATGGTAGCAGAGGCGGCAGGAAATACAATTGTTTTGAGAGGCGATAACTCAACTACTGGTAAGATACCATCATGGGTAGATGGTGACCTCCCAATTGCTGTAGTAAAGGTAACAGCGAGTTCTGCGGATAATGCTACTGATAGACCTATTCAATATCTTACTACAGATTTGGATGAGCATAGTATGTCAATCGGATATTCCAATAGTGGAGTATATGTTGAAGCACTTAGTATTACTAGTAATTCTAGCGGTGACATCACATTTGAACAGAAAGTATCGAATAAGGATTTTACATTTAAAATGAATGACGGAGGGACATCAAGGGATGTATTTAACTTGGAAGCAGAGACAGGTATGTCCTTTAATCAAAAACAATCACTAACGGCTGATAGAGCAACAGGATGGTGGACAATTGCACTTATTGAAGGAAAGAGTGGCGG